AATCCCTTCCATTAGCATAAACATGTTTTAATACAGGAAATCTTAGACTATATCCTCCGTTTTGATTTTTACTTTCCTCGAAATACTGAATCGTTACAGTCTTACCTATAATATCTTGTGGAGATTCATAATACATTTCTCTTTGTTCTTTAGAAAATCCTGATCCTACATTTACTTTACAACCTTTATGTTCGATTGTAATGTTACTTAAACATTCTCTTTCTACTTGTTTACCATTTTCTGTCCATCTGATAAATGCATTAGTAGTTCCTAAGACAGTATATTCTGCGTCATGGAATTTTTTAACCTTTAATAGATTATGGCTTCTTTTACCTTCATAGCCTACATTCTTTCTAACCATGATTCCTTCAAATCCTGCTTCTTCAGCTTCTTTAGCCATTTCAGTAAATTGTTCTTCGGTAGTTAATTGTTCTTGTGGTAAGAATTCTAACATATCAGAATTAATATTTTCTGGTAAACTTCTCTTCCCAATTTCTAATCTAAATGTTAATGGTGTAACTCCAGTTTGATTATCAAATTGTTCTAAGGTTAAATAATCAAATACAAAGAATTTAGGTTTTTCAATTTGATGATTCTTTTTTCGGATCTGTTTCATAATTCCTTGAAAATCTTCATTACCATCTTTATCAACCATACAGATTTCTCCATCTAAAATAAAGTTACCTGGAATCTTTAGAATTTCATTTTCTAAATTACCTAATGTTAAAAATTCTTTACCACTTCTAGAAAAGAATGTTACTGTATCATTTTCTTTTCGGCAAATACAACGAACTCCGTCTAATTTTCTAGAACCGTACCAGTCTCCACTTTTGAAATCTACTCTTTTTACATTATAAGGATTTGCTAATGCAACCTTGAATGTTGGTATACATCCTGGAATTACTTTATTAATAGAACTGGTAGATGCACCCATTTTAAGGTCTCTATCAATAATATTATAAATAAGAGTTTCATGTTGTTTATTTTCTAAGATAAATCTGTTAACATTTGCAATTGAAGTATGCCCAGTAGAAACTCTGTTTGCTAAATCATTTAATATAGTAAAGATACTACCATAAGTATTTGCATGGCCAAGTAAATCAAAATTCTTTTTACAATTTTTTGAAGTTACATTATATTTCTTATAAGGATTATAAGTATAATTAAAAATCATTTGTAGAAATTTACTATCAGAATGTTTCTTAATAGTTTCAATTTTGTAATTACCTGAGGATGACTCATTCATTTCATCAATAAATGATTGCAGATAATTTAGGTTTTTTGTTAGTTCAGTCATATTCCGTTTTGTTTAATTTATTATAATATAAATATAATACAATTTTCTCGGTTCTGAACTATAAATTCTTGTTTTTTTCAAAAAGTTATTAACAATTCTGAAACAATGTTGTCGGGATGGCAGGATTCGAACCTGCGACCTCCGCGTCCCAAACGCGGCGCGATGACCGGACTACGCTACATCCCGTATGTTGTGCCTAAAGGGCTCGAACCTCTACTCTTCTGGACCAAAACCAGACGTGTTGCCAGTTACACCAAGGCACAATATAATTAATCTTCTTTTTTGTCTTTAAGATTTTTAATTAGTTTTTCAAATTGTTTTGAAGTTAGCCCTTGGTTATTTACCGAAAAGGGTTTCCATTGTGTTAAAACAAGTAAAAGAAATGTTGTTCCAGCAAAATGCCAAAAAGATGAAAATATAAATTCTAAAATGTTCATATGTGTTTAATTTAAAATTTTAATATTGAGTGTCAAAGAAAAATGTTTGAAATAATCTACCGTCTTCGAGACTTTCTCCAAAATAATCTAATGATGAGTGAAATAAATCACCTCTATAAAGAACTAATCTATTGTAAACATTACCTACCATTGCTGTCATATCCCATTTTGAAAAATCTCGGCTATGAGGCCAACAGTGTTCCTTTAGCCAATCATCATCTAGATTTCCATTTTCTAGTCTAGGTGGTCTTTCCAATCCTGTTTCTTTATGTCTAAATAAACCAGTGCCACCACTTACAGGTGCATCAGGAGTTAAGTAGCAAACACCTGCCCACATTGTAGTATGATCTGGGTGAATCCAGCTAGAATCTTTTTTTGTTGTATACTGAAAGGCTGTTGTATAATCATAATCCCATTTAGTTATTTTTCCCCCAGGCTTTTCAACTATACCTTGAATAGTATCTTTTAAATCTGTCCAGTGATGGACTGGTGTAGTTCTTTGGCCAGGATAATTACCAGTAACATTAAAAGGCTGTTCCAAAACCCATTTTCTAGTTTCGTCTGGGTTGTTGTAGAAATTATCTACAATTATTAAACTTGTTTGCATAATTAATTATTTGTTTATTTATTTGTCCTTTATTAACCTTCATCATTTGGAGTATCTAAGAATAGTAATTGTTTAAGCTTCTGTAAGTTAGTACATTTTTCGTATTCTTCTATTTCCTCAAAATATTTTATCATTCCATTAATAGCTTTAAGTTTCATTTCTACTGAATCTTTTCTTTTTAAAACTTTACTAGGGCTTTGCATCATTACAGCATATGATAGATTCATAAACTCCTCAAAGTTTGTTTGTTCTAATGTTAGCAATAGACTTTTAATAAAATCCTCACCAAAACCCATTCCCTGATTACTTTCCATTATGTTTATCTTTTATTTTTTGTATTGCTTTTTTATCTTCTTCGTCCAAGTTAGTTGGAATATCTACAATTATACTTATGAGTAAATCAGAAAATTTACCTTCTTGTTTATAAATAGGAAACCCTTTACCTTTAACCCTTAATACTTTTCCATTAGCAGTTCCAGCTGGTATAGTAAATGTTATAGTCTTATTATAACAATCAATTGTTTCCTTTCCTCCTAAAAGAGCATCATATAAATTTATATTCTTTATTGCATGTAAACCTTGATTATCTAAGAAAAAGTTATTATCATTAATAACCTCAATATTCATAATAAGGTCCCCGCTTAATTCTTCAGTCTGTCCACGTTGTCCTAAACCCTTTAATCTTAGTTTTTGACCATTCCTAATACCAGGTGGAATATCAAGCTTTATAGTTTTCATTCCAATATTCATATCTCTGCTTGTACCATAATATGCATCAGCTAAGGTTATTCTTAAAATACCTGTTGTATCCCTACCTTTTTGATTATAACCATATCTCTGGTCAAACGCACCACTAAATCGTTGATTCCTAAGTAAATCTTCAAACATACTTTCTGAAAAATCACCACCACCAAAATTGCCAAACGGGTTAGATTGTCTTTGGTCATACTGAGATTTTTTTTCGGGGTTGCCTAAAGTTTCATAGGCATCAGCAATTTCTTTAAATTTTTCTTCATTCCCATTAACTTTATCAGGATGATTTTCCTTAGCTAATTTTCTATAAGCTTTTTTAATATCATCTGTCGACGAAGATTTATCTACTCCTAATATGTTATAAGGATCTTTCATTTATTTCCAAAGAATTTGTATACCGATTAGGCTACATGCTATAATCAACGACACTATTGTTTTTGTGGTAATCCCTTCACCAAGAAAATACCAAGTTAAAAATGTAAATGAAATAATACCAGACCCAAAGGCAATAAATCTACCTGGCCATAATAGACCATCATAGTATTCAACCATAAACTTAGTACCATATATTAATATGTAACTAATTGCAGTACCAAATAAAACTGATACTGTAAAAGGATTCTTTTTAAACCAAGGCCATACAAATTGTCCATTTGTCTGAAACCATATTGCGGCTTGTCCTGTAAAGAATAATACAAATGCTAATAATAATTTATTCATCTATATGATATTTATAACCTTGTCTTAACATATGATCCATGTGGCCCTCCATTTGTTTAGCCGTGATCCATACTGAAGGTTCTGGTTCTACTCTTCCATCTGTTCTTTTATCAAATGCTTTATTTAAAAACCATTTTTCTTTTTTACTTTCCCACCAAAACCATACCTTTTGCCATGACTTAGGTTTTTTCATATAAACCTTATTGCCTTTATCCATGTGAGCAACAAATTGTTTATATGTAATATCCTTCTTAGGCATTTTTATTTGATTCTTTTATTGTAAGCTTTTGTATTCTTTCTTCTAAAATAAATCGCTTTTCATCTAATTTATTTTTTTGTTCTAACTGAATAGCAATTCTCTCTAAGACATTTACCAATTTAGGTATATCCTTATCAACCATTTTGCGACCCATTTGTGTTCTAAAAAATTCTGACATAATTATGTTTATTTTTATATGCACAAACTCAAAGTTTGTTTACAAATATATAAACAAAATAAAACCAATTATGAATAAGATACCAGAGTTCGATAAATTTAATGAAACTATTGTAGCAGCAGGTTTTGGTCAGATGGGAATCAATAATTTTGCACTAGGTGGAGCAACACCGCAAACAGGTTATAGTATGACTCCGATAGCCGGTGTAGTAGAATCATGTTCAAATCACGTAGCACAAGAAGCAGATACTTATGAAAAAAATGATAATGATAATCATACTGCTGAATCATATATAAAAGAAGCTAAGAAACATATTAATGAATCTTTAGATAAAGCTTATGAATCTTATTCTGCTACTAATGAAGGTGAA